TGCGCTACCGTATTATTCATCAAACCCATCCACGATGGAGGAATTATCTTATCCCAAGCGCCTACCGGCCCCAACTTCCCCGCAAGGTGCATGTGCTTCAACCACAAAGGCCATGATACTGATGCTGCATTGAACTCTCGCCCCAAGCTGCTTGCCGAAGCCAGATTGTGCAAGAGTGATGCTAAATCAATATCCCCCCTGTTTGCAATCAAAACATCCCCATATCCATACCACTGCCTGACTGTCATACTGTATGCTGGCAACCCCCTCATGCTCATCAAACACTGCTCCACTAACGGCGAGCCCACCTGCTGCTCGCTGTACTCTATTGACATTCGGAACAAGTTCATGGCTCTCTTCAGCACATCCCCCATGTATGGCAGTGGTCTCTTGTAGACCGTGGTGTTTCTAGTGATGGGCCTTATCATCAATGCCATCCTTGCGTTTCGTTCATAAACTTTAGTGTCCCCCGTTCCATCCTGGTGCATCCTCGCCTCCGCCCACTTCTGTTTGAACTTTTTCCGCTGTTCAGGCGTTGGCTTTAAGCTTGTGGCTCTCTCTAGCCACACAGCAGCAGACGTCTCCAAATCCTTGGTTCCAGGCGCTTTCTTGGCAAAGGCATTTCTTCTCACACCAATTTTATTCCGCCAGTACTCCGCGTCCTCAGCGAATGGTAGTCTCTTCTTATTTCCAGCACTCCTGCTGCTGACTCTCCACTCGCGATTGTACTCATACTGTCCTGGCGGCAAAATACCTAACCCCCCCAGATCAGGAGGAGCTCTTATGAGCTCCTTCTTCACCTTCACACTGATGCGTCCGATCTTACCCTTCTTTCCTTTGGGTCTGGTGTAAACCCTGGTTCTTCGGAAGAATTCTTCTGCATCTGCGTACAAGGCGCGCGCCATGTAAAACCATCCCCCACGTCTCGCCCACATATCTAATCCCTTACTCACAGACTTAAGCTTATCGTCAAATGCTATCTCCGAACTGGCCCCTTTATTGGGATGCCCAGTTGCGGCAGCATAGATAGATCTCGGCGGGAACGCTCTCATAGAGCCATTTGCGTATAGTATCCTGAAGTATACTATTGAACCAAATTGTGACACTTGTTTCTTCGGATTGGCTATGTGCCCCTGCTCTATCATCTTCTCTGTGGCAGCGACACCTTCTCTATACTTCAGGAAGATCTCCGCAACGTCATCCGCTCTATTAAGACAATAAGCCGAAGTTCTGGCACGTAGGCTAGGTGATGTTCCCAACAGTTCAGCATCCCGCACCAACAATCTACTCGTACCCAAGAAGGTGTTGGAGTC